CTCTCGCACCTTGACACATAAAACAGAACAATATGAATTCATCTTCTCTATGCATAACGTCACAAACATTCCCACAGATGGCACAACGGTGCTCATCGCCATCTTGGTATTCAAGACTATAAAGTCTTGATCGTTCCTCGTAATTGTCCCGATATATTTCCCAAGTATCAAATTGTGGTCCCCAATCATGAAGTTCCAACTCATCTCGCCACCTCATGAAAATCTTTCTCCAGTAATTGAAAGTTTCCTTCCCATACCAGAAGTACTCACCTAATGCTGACAGCATTATAGAGACCGCCTGCTCTTCAGCAGTAATTGCTTTTGATTTGACACCAATCATGAGAGATTTCTTTATAGATGCTTCATCTAATGGACAAACATAGTGGTTCAGATCTTCATCAAAACGCCATATGCGTTTTAAGAATGAAGCTTCATCTATATGTATATAGGGACGTGTTTCGGATTCTTTGTCAGCCATTGTATAGACAACATTGATGGACGCAAGTACCTCACTCACTGAAGAATGGTTAAACCATGGTGCACTCTCAGACACACCCATACCATTATCATCTCCATACGTGAGCAAAGCAACATTCTCCCGAAACGAGGCAATTTCTTTTTTTGGATTAAGCTTCATGTAACAATAACGCATGTACAAACAGTTCACAATGCTGTTAATAGTCACTGTTAAAGCTTGCCCCGAAGGATTTTTTCCAAAAAATTCGACAAGATCTCCATGAAAATTGACCGTGGGAAAGGTCACATCTTCTGCGATGCACTTAAGCACACGCACTTCTTCTTTTGAATATCCACATGCAGCACAAAAATCAATAATACAATCAAATGCAGTTAACAAAAATTGAGCACGCATCGTTGAATCAAACCCGGAGAAGTCTCCAAAGATCATCCTTTCCTCTCCAAATTTCGTCAAATAGTCTCTCAAATGTTCCCATTCAATACACTGGGCTTCCACTCCAGGTGCTGACTCGAAGACGAATTTG